CCATTTTTACAATATTTTATTTTATTTTATCACCCCTTACCAAATCCGACAGCTTGATAAGTGAAATTCCTATCAATCGAAGCATTTGATGAATTTTTAAAGTGAACAGTAAATCCTGTACCACTAATATTTGATAATTCAAAGAAGTCTCCAGAAGTCATGTTCTGTGCAGTAATACCGATAGAAGGTAAATTTGAATTTACTCCACCAATAGCAGAAGTTCCCGTGAAGAAAGAATCTGTAAATGTTATAACTTTAGCTCCTGCTCCAGATGCAATAGTTGTTGTACTTTGTTCAGTTCTTCTTTGGAACGATGCTGTATAACCTAACTGAAATACTCTTATATCCTGGTCAGGATCTTTACTTGTTAAATTAACTTTAAATTTAAAACCTCTACCTTTATATGTTCCATTGGCAAATGTTTGAAAAGGTCTATATGTAGGCGATCCAGAAGAAGGGTCATCTTGCGTAACGGCAACTTGCATTTCTGCGTTTACTTCTGTAGCTACATCACCATCAAAAGTACCAGTGGTAGGAAACGCTAATTGTCTTGAATCAAATAAATCAGAAGGGAAAAATGCTTCTGTTAAAAAATGACGTTTTAAATCAAGACTAAATACACCACCTAAATCCAAAAATGCTGTACCAGGTGAACCACCAAATTCATAAGTACCGAATGGTTTTATTCCACCAAGATCATCTAAAGAACCTACATCATCAAATGTTCCAGCAATAATTCCACCAATATCATCAAATAAACCACCACCAACTAAATTTAAAGAGTTTGTCGTAGCATCAAAGGCTACATCAGTTTTTGTTCCCTGAAACTTTGGAACGTCTAAATCTTCTCTTCTGGTTACTGCAATTAAAGGTGCGACATTATCAGGTAAATCTAAAACAACACTGGCTTCACCAGCACTGAACCTACCTCCGTCATCTTGAAACTTAAGAATGTATTCTCCTTCAAGCAGTGGAACTTCAGCACTTGTTGTATTACCAGCTAAAGCTTCAATAAGATCAGTTGCATTAGAGAATGTACCCGTTCCATCATTCTTTGTCGTGTGCCTTACATAAACAAGACCACCATGAGTAACATCTAAATCAACTGATAAATTCCAACGTAGTCTTACTAGTTTGTCATTTATAGGTTCTGCTGTTAGACCAGTAACATCTCCAGGTATAGCAGTTTTTCCAAAGGCATTGAATGAAAAAGTTGTTGGCTGTGCTGAAGGTTCAAAAGTTGCATTTAAACTATATAGTTCAAATTCATAAAGACCTTGTAAAGAATCTAAGATTTCAAAGTCAGAACTTCTTGATCTAAGAGTCGTAAAATTACCGTTATCCAATTTAAACTTCAATTCATATTCTATAGCTGCTGGAACGGAATTAAAAGTTATATTTAATCTTGTTCTTGCAGTCGCACCATCTACAAAAAATTCTTCTTCAACAACTTGACCTCCTGGCGCATCAACAAGTTCATTTAAAACTGTGATATTACGCACAGGTAAGGGAGAACCATCTTCAATAAATGCATACTTCCCTGCCTGATAAGCTGTTGCTGTTACGGCATAACTATCTTTATCTTCAGTTATTCCTACAACTCTCCACTGTGTAGTCTGTAAAGTTGCATTTTGTAAAATCCAAACGCTATTTGAATTTGGAGCACTGGTAAAAGCTACATTTACAAATAAAGTAGCACCACTTTTTGATACAACACCTTTAGTCTCAACCGATCCATCTGGCATCACTACACTTAAGGTAGGATTGTTTGTTATGTCCAAGTCAGTTGCATCAGTATTATCTACTGTGACAGATGTAGTAGTTGCAGATTTTATTCTGCCTCCTCTTCTAAGCCCTGCTCTTACTGGATCGCTTACTTCAATAACCTGTCCTGGCCTGACGATTACTCCTTCTGCTAATCCAGTGGCAAAACTAATAGTTTCTGAAGAATTTTGCTCTTCAAAAAGAATAAATCTTCCTAATCTTCTAGCTTGATTTCTTGAAGAGCAAGCGAAACCAGTAACTTTTTTATGAATAATTCCATATTTATTTTTAGCAGCAGTATCTTCAACAGTCTCAAAGTTTAATTCCTGATTCTCCATGTCAAAATAAGAGACAGAAACAACAGTGGATCTTGTTTTTAAACTCGTTCCAGAATATATAAACCCTTCAGCAGTTACATTAGATAAATTAAATAAATAACTCGGATCTGTAGGTCTATCTTGAGTAAGAACAAGAGATCCTGCACTCCAAAACGTCATACCTCTCATTACAGAGCTAAGAGCCATCACTGTTTTGAAAGCATCTCCTCTTTGTCTAAGAACTACATTGCAACTAAATCTAGGCTCTTGACCTCCATCTCCGTCATCAACTAATTCAGAAGAATAGACAGAAGCACTATAAAAAGCAAACTTATCTAATTGTGATTCTGTTATGTGATCCCCTAGTCCATACCGACTATTAGTTAAAAGATCAAATAAAACCCAAGCTGGATCGGAACACCAATGTTTTGTTGTAGTAAGCGTTCCATTGAAATTACCAGTATAAGTTAATCTTCCATTTGTCTGGTCTACAGTTGCATTATGCGGAATTTTAACCTTTACTCCACGAATCCGATACATACGATCTGGAATCGTTGGAAACTGTTCCGCATCAAAACGTAAATAAAGATGAGCTATATCTGGATAAGGTCTTTGCTCATCTATTATTTTTGTAAAAGATGACCACGAAAATGTATCAGTAATTCTTTCATTTGTACTATCAGCAGTAGATCGTCCTACTGTTACTTGAATTGGGAAAGAAGCATTATCTTTGATTTCAAGTAAAAAATCTCTACTGTATGCGTTTCTTGATTTACCACTGATTCTATAAGGTGAACGATTAGCAAGAGCAAAAAATACTACGCTAAAAAGACCCGTAGGTGTAATTGGAGTTGATCCACTATTAGTATTTTTATCAAAAAGACTTACAGTTCCATCACTTTCAGTAATCTTTATAAATATATCAACAGAAGTACCTTTATTCTTTCCATCTTTTTCATCTATATTTATAAGTGCATCAAAACGAACTGTTACTCTTACCGCATCAATATTTGAATCAGTTATTGTTCTTGTTACAGATGCAGCGTTAGTAACTTTCGCTCCTACAGGTTCTTCATTTTCAATAGCACTTATAGCTTTTATATAGGTTTGATTTGATGTTCCAAAACGAGGTTCAAATTTAACTCCTTGAAAATTAAAATCCGCATCTACAATATTATTAATGTTGGCACTTGGTCTTATAATCGGAGTTGAACCTAAAAATATATCTTTTAAAGCTGCTCTAGTATAAGCATCAGTTCCTTTTGTTAATCCTGCTGCGGAAGGAAAACCTTCAATTTCTCCTTCGCTTATTACTTCAATAAGATTAAGAGCCTGTTTACTTTGTAATGAACTTAAAGAAGGAGTTGCTTTTCCACCACCACCACCGCCACCAAACCATTTGAAAGGGTTTAGTTGAATTTCTTTTCGTCCTGCTCCAGGATGTATTTCAGCAACTTTAAACATAATTAACCTGAGAAATCATCTGTATCAATACCGCCTGAAACTACAAGCGATCCAGTGAATATTTCACCGTACACAACTGGTATAGCAACACCAGCCCTTATCGTATTCTGTATTCCATTAAATGTAAAACTAGCTGGATCGTCAGAAGCACCTCCTAGTTCTTGAGTAGGGGTTAACATTTGCGCTGCTCCTGATAATGCTAAATATATACCTAAGTTTCCTGCTGCTGCTAGTAAAGATGATGTTAAAGTTGGAGCAGCTAAAGGAACAATAGCATTTGCCTTGAAAGATAAACCTGAGAAACCAACTCCTGCTCCTCCTGTAAATGCAGCAGCACCAATAAGCACTGCTCCTAAAAGAAATCTTCCTACACCTCTTCTTGCTCCCATAATTACTGGAACAATTTTTATTTCTTGACTTCCTGTAGGAGTATCTAACTCAGTCTCATTAATCTCATAATCTCCTACTTTTACACAATAGTTCTGCTCCATCATGTGAGATTCTAAACTAGGAAAATTTGCTAATAAAAACTTAAAACTATCAATAGGTGTTTTAACTTCAGCATCAAAAGTACGTTCTCCTAAAAACTTAGCTAATCTTCCGTAAACTTTTATTTTACTGAGCATAGCGATACCTCTTCTTTGTACAGTCTATATGCTCTTGATCGTATAGTTCTCTACAACTAAGTCTTTTCACACAATGTTGAAGAATAGTTTGATTACCTAAATATAGAGCTACATGATTTAATTTACCTGAATTTGTTGTATCCATAAGAAGAACATCACCTTCTTCCAAATCTACCGTATCTTCTAATTCAATAAAACCTGTTGATGATGCAGCATATTCAAATAATGGATTTTCACTAAATTCTTTTGGGCTTTTTGGTCTATCCCAATGTTTTAATTTAATATTTTTCTTTTCTTCATACCAATCATGTATTAAACTCCAACAATCTTGCACACCCCAAACCCATTGTCTTCCGATTAATCCTTTTTTATAACCAGAAGGTTTAAAATGATGCCATTCTTTTGTCTCTGGGGTGACAATATAAAAAGGTAAATCTAAATATTCACAACTGGCTAGATCAGCATCACTAGGATAAGGAGGATGATTTGGATGACTATGTATTACTGCTATAACTTCACCTTCATCTTCAGCTTTGATCCAATCATCAGGATCTAAAATGAAATATTCTCCTTTTTCTTCAGCAATATTCTTGCAAGGAAAATATTTTTCTTTCCCTTTATGGATAGTCAATAAACCACATGCTTCCTGTGGTGAATCTTTCTGTGCATGTTGTAATGCAATATCTTTCCAACTCATCCTAAAAATGCTCCAATACCAGGAAAAATATCTTTAGTGGCAATTCTTTTTGGTAACTTTACATTTACTAAGTCAAGAGCAGATTGAGCTTCCCACGTTACTAAATTTCTATTTTCGGTAACTTTACGATCCAAGAAATAAATCTCCTGTGGAAATTCTGCCGTGGGGTCTGGTGTTCCAAAAGGATTTGTTTGAGAACTAGAAGTAGATGTCGATTCTTGCTGGATAGTGTTGGGGTTATTCATTGTGATCGTATTACCCATTGAGTTTCCATGAGTTTGACAATAATATCTAAGATCATTTGGAGCACTTGGGTATGATGGAGAATAAGTTACAGTTGCATCTGTACCCAAAGTTCCTGTATTGACAGTGGTTTGTTGCCCACCAGCATCAGATTTTATCCTTAATGGATGATTTACATTAGAACTATGAGATTGATTAAAGATATAAGTTGATCCACGTTTCATAGTTAAGACAGGATTAGTTACCCCATTAATAGCAAAGTAGTTATAACCTCCTGTGTTTACAACAGTAACAGTGTAAGTAACAGTCTCACCATCAGCAGGGTCGGCAACGGTTGAAG